TCGTCCATCTCACAGTGGGAAACTGGTCGTCATAACCCCAGCCCCCTCCTGCCGCTGGCACTGGACTCACTCGACAACAGAGCGGAAGTTACGCTGCGGGCAGGTAGACTACTCGGGGAGGTGCTCAAGCATCTCTCAGACGGTCTCATGGCACTGGAACAGGAAGATATCCTTACTGCCAAGGTTGCCCTGCTCACCGCACTGTCAAAATTCCCAACCCACAACGAGTAACCCCTAAACAACCCCCCTCAACCCTCTCTTCAAGGGGCCCTTCTGACGAGGGGTCCCCCTTCCTCCAAGCACCATCGCATCCCCTGCAAACGTGAGCGCCAGTGCGTCAGCAATATCCGGAGATCCGACTCCCCGGCGACGCATCTCCTCCTTACTCTCGAGCTTGCGCTTCCCGGTTGAATTGAACGAATACCGGGGGGTCGTCAGTTCGCGCAGCAGCCCGTCGTGTACTGGGATTTTCACGTCCCTTGTCTCAAGCCACGCCTTTATCGCAAAATAGAGTTCTGCACGTAGATTGAGATAATCCGATCCCAGCGATGGACTCTCAGCAACATTAATCCCAAGCACGGTCACGTCCAGATCCAGCTCAAGCAGTCGATCCAAACATCCAGATCCAATCCCAATCGAGTCGATGTGGACTCCAACTATCTCGTGTTTCGCGTAGTCCTTCATCGTCTCTCGTATCCGACCAACGAGCGACATGGTGTCGAGCTGTTTGTATGTCCGGATATCATCAAGCACCACACGCCCCTGACGGACGACAATCGCACTAGAATCGGATCCATACCGTGCGACGTCCACTCCTATCACAACCCCAGCTTCGTCGTCTTCCACGTCCCGCGCAGCCGCATCCTCGACAAGCCCCAGAGGGATTGCAGAATCCTCGTCTGCAAGTGGCCACAACCCCTGCACACGGACGCGGAACTCGTTTGACTCGCGTCCATATCTCGACTCCATCTCCTCTGCAAACTTGGGACTAACCAGTGCTGAGTCCTCACTGCTGACACGGAGTGTCTTCCACGATGCTGCAAGCCGGTTGTGCGTGTCATAGAAAAACCCAGAACTGCGGACTGGGTTGCCTGCAAGGATGGTGTGTGCGTGCTCTGCTGACATACTCCCGGCAGACGATTCAAACGTCTTCTCTGGGATCCCGGAAGACTCGTCGAACACGAGCAGCACATTTTCGGAGTGGAGACCTGCAATCGACTCAGGAGCCTCCGCTCTGGCAACCTGAAATGTTACAAACGACTCGGTTGGTGCCGCTTTCAAACGAATCGACTCTGTCGTGATCTCCACCAAATCTGCAACCGGCGTTGGTAGTGCCCGGAACCACTTTTTGGTCTCTGCCGCAAGTGCGTTGTTGAGTTGTTGAATGGTTGGGCTCGACGCCAGCGTTTTCTGCGGAAAGCGCGTGAGCGTGTGCCAGCAGATTAGCCAAGACAGCAAACACGATTTTCCCACCCCGTGACCGCTTGCAAAGCTGATCCGGCGCTCACCATCCCTCACCCACTCCAAAACCTGACGCTGGTAGTCCGTCGCATCCACTCCTAACATCTCAGAGACGAACAACGCCGGGTCTCCAGCGTACCGGTCAACAAAGTCTCGCATCAGCATTGCACTATCCTGTCCTGTGGTTTCAGTCGCTTATTTTTTCGCATATCTCTCAGAACCCCCGCGCAAAAGAGAAGTGCCACCCGGTTCTGCTCTGCTCTGTACTTGATCAACCATACAGTCCATTGCAGAACTCCAGCACGACTTGACGAGCCAATTACCCGGAGCTTTTCGCGTTCGAGGTCAAACGCAGGCGCTCCGGACTCGCTTGCTTCGGGGCGGGGGTTGGTCCCTCACGCTAACTACCAATACTCGTTCATCAATCGAGCAGCCTCCGCTCGTATCACCACTTCATCCATGTCTCCCCAGTCCTTCCGGGATCGGCAAGCCATTAAGTACTTCCCATACTCCGCTGCGACCTCCCGAGGCGTCGGGTCACGATCTAGTCTCTGCCGCATCAACTCCGGAAGATCCTCCAAGAAACGAACCTCCGACCTCGTTGTCCATGTTACGTCACGGGCTCTGTCCATCTTCCTCCCATACCCGGATGCTCTTGTATCTCGGACCCACGGACTTCCCCGTCGCCTCTCGGGGTCGGGTCGTGCTGCGGGCTGCTTGGATCGCCTGCAACTGCTGAGACGTACCATCAAACGCGTCTCCCTTGCCGGTTATCAACCAATCCAAACTTAACCTCGGATCTGCCCGCTTCAGGGTCCGCAACATCCCAATACTCGGGCCGGATACCCCACGTAGTACCCTGTGTACCCCAACTAGTCCTACTCCTGTGTGCAGCGCAAACTTTGACACCGTACCATGTGTCGATTCCCGGATCCAGTACCTCAGACGCACACCCAGTGCCGCATTACGCGCACTCTTCTCCTCTTGTGTCTCTAACATATTCCAACCCTCTGTTGTGTCGTTACTAACTCAAACCTGAGTACCCTTACCTGAGTACCCATGCCCCAAGATTCCCAAAACCCCAAGATTCCCATGTCTTATATAGGAACCTTCGACAAACGGGAATCTTCGCAGATTGCTCATCACTCCTTGCTGCGATCTCGGTCGTGCGGCGCCATTATCTCGTCCACTGACGATACCTCCCCCGGGATCCCCACTGGGGCATCCTCACTTCCTCCTGACGAGGACGGAAGTACCGTGATCGCTCCACCTGATGCTAGATATTCCTGCACCGCTACCCTCACTTCCTCGGTCGTCTTCCTAAATGGAAACTCGCGCTGAACCCGCGGACCCCCGCCTACCCCGTCAACACAATACCCCCACGCGCTTCCACGACGCCTTGGAACGTACCTCCGAACCGAATGTTGAGCGCACTCCCTCGAACAATACTTCTGCGTCCTCCGGTTTAACCCAACTTCATAGTCCCTCTTGCAGTGCTCGCATACCTTCGATAACCGACCCTTCTTGTGCATATCACTTACCTCGACCTCAAATTGTCAGGTTTACCAACCCACTCCCCAGTTCTCTTTAGCTTTGCAATTTCAATAATCATCTCTTCTGTGGTTGGGAAGTAGCCATATCTCTTTTCAAAATCCTTTTCAATCCCTAATGGGTACTTCCTCCGGAACTTATCTTGTCCGCTCAATGGTTGTGCTTCTTGTGCTGAAGTCATGCTGGCATCTCATCCCGGTACTGTTTCATACCTCCTCCACTATCGACCCGCTCGGATAACTCTCCTCCTTGCTCCCGCACTCCGGACAGTCAAACTGCAATACCCCACGACCTGCATCGTCTACCCCTACTCCCGTTAACTCTATCGCCGTCTCGTTGATCCATGTGTCGCACCCTCCGCAATGCACGTGGATCAACATACCCTCAATACCAATCCCGTTCGACTTGACTCGCATCTCTCGCTCCCTCTAAAACTAATTAAAATCTGACACTCACTAAAAAATTATGTGCAGGGGCTATGTATATGCTACCCCCGCTATCGGCCTGCCGGGGGGGGCTATCGGCGCTGGGCTCAGGCAGATACCATATGTGCGCTAATTAAACTTATCGTCCATATGCCCCTGCTGCTGACGAGTCCCTTTGTCGGTACATTTGTCGGTACATTCCCGCATATTTGGTACGCCCCCTTGCAATCACTGGGGCTGTGGCGCCTTGCCCGTCCGCCACATAGTCAGTCGACTGGTTTGGGCTGCTGCATACGTTCACGCAGCGCAGCGAGGTGATCCCCTCCGACGTCTATCTGGGCACGGATCCGCTGGTCAACTTTCTCCGCGTAGACTTCCGGATTGTCTGCTTTGGCCCGCCACTTGGCGAAATCAAGCACAACCCGGGCAGCGTGTGGTTCTATCTGGCCATCCTCTGCTTTCTGGGCTGCTTCTTGTGCCCAATCCGCGTATGCTTCGGCCCTTGCGGCGCGTGCCCGTGCGTAGCAGTCCCGTGCGTCTGGCGACCCCGTAGCAATCCTGTGCAGGGTACTTTTGCTAATACCAAAGACCCCAGCGGCATTTCGGAAGCTCGCGCCGGACGCGATAACATCTTCAAAGGCGTCCCAGAACGCGGGGTCCTTAGCGAGTTTGAGTGCACGTTCTTTGGAGATTTGGCCATTGGGAGTGGTGAGTTTCTTAACCGGTGCGGTGAGTTTCTTAGTCATGGTCACTAATTTCGACAGAGATGAGTCTGAGGACGCCATCGCAGGGCTGTCCGTTCTTGGTTTTGTGATGGTTGTACTGATTTGGTCCGATATAGGAGAGGTGGTGCGGTTTGAGTGGTAGCTGTGCGCGGCAGAGCGGGCATTCCCATCGTTTAGTACGTTTGGCAGTAATCTTGCTCATGTGTCCATTGTGGTGTGAGAGCCATCAGAATCGCCATCACGGGCATATTCTTTTTGGCACAGGGTTACAAGGGTATCCCCGACAAGCGTCTCTGGCGGCGATTCTGAGAGTTTCCTCAGCACAACCGTGCACTGTCCGTCTCCGACGGTGCGAATCGCCCGAACAACTGCGATGGCATGGATTTGGTTATCATCGGAGATCAGTCCAGCGTACTCGAGCGAATCGACGAGCACTTTCACGCAGTTGTCCAGATCCCGTCTCTGAGACCGTCGGTCGGTTGGGTAGTGGAGTTGTGCGACGAGGAGGTATCGTTCGTCTGGTTGCGGATTCCAGTGCTGTGAGAACGCAGCGACGAGTCCGAGTTGTGCGACGAGCTTGCGATACTGTCGCGCATGGGAGGAGACGTGGACTTTCCCCCGGGTAGTTCGCCAGTACCGGTTTGCGGACGGAGGAAATGGCAATTCGAGAGTAACGGACTGGGTCATGGCGTGGCCCGTGGGATGTTAACTTGTGGCAGATTCCGGTAGTCCTGCGATGAGATAGCCGGTGCAGGTCTCGACTCTGGTTGGGGCTGTTTGTCTGGATCTGCGAACGATCTCAAGTGTCCAAGGACGTTCTGAGGTGAGGTCGTAATTGGCGCCGGGGAAACGTCCGGGACGAGTTCGTTTGTCGCAGCGATCTTGTTGGTCTGCCGGTGTCGCTGGCCAAACATCGGATTGCGGACCTGTCGTCCTTGCCGGGCCACTTGTCTGAGTGCATCTTTGGCCCGACGCCTGCGTGTGACTGGGTCATTAACGAGCTCTGCCATGAGCACGTCGAACCGGGTCTTGAGGTCGTCCGTCATGTTTGACGGGACGATCCTGTGTCGGACGGGTTCCGGCAACAGGAGGTGGTCACGGTTAGCCCAGTCGTCCCGTGCAAAGCGTCCGGTTGGCATCCTAACCAGTTCCAGAATTTCGACGGGTTTCGGCCAGTGTCCCGCAGTACTGATATGGTTCAGGAACGCAGCACGGATATCGTTGGGGCGCACGTTTTTGAGTTGTTCGGACCACATAACGACGTCTTCGTCCTTGACCTTGCCATACTCCTTAACGTGGTTTGGGTATGCGGATTCAAGACGGGTCAACGCGTACATGAGTTCTGCCTCTTGGTAGTCTGAGAGGTAGACTGTATCATTATTTTCCATTGACGACTTTGAGTTGGGGTTTGAGTTGGTTTGCTCTCCACCGGTCTGTTGCTGACACTTCATCTTTGGTCCGCACGTACCTGCTTGGGCGCGTGGTTGGGACTGGGGCGCTCTGGTGATTATCCCAGACCGGCGCCTGCCATTTCCCGGAGGCGATACACTCCTTCAGTGCCGCGACAACGTCGACCCCCTCTCCGTGTTTTGAGTGCATCATCTCGAGAAAGTAACCCACAGACCGAATCGACGTGTAGGGACCTCTTTTTGGATTGCCCTGTTTTTCTTCGACGTAGTCCAGCCAAACCCTGTCGAACTCCGGAAGGCACTTGAGCTCGAGCGGGACTTCTTCCGACAGTATGTCCTGCGGGGTCAGCTTCTTAGTTCGCTTGTTTGTCATGTTGGTCTCCGGGTGTTTGTTAATAGAAGAGTTACTATTCTTTTCTATATAAGGTAGAGAAGAGCGGTTCGACCGCTCTTCTGGGGAGCGGTTCGACCGCTCTTCATTGGACACGAGCGGTTCAACCGCTCTTCTGGGTGTTGACGGATCCTCGGGAGCAGCCTTTCTGGACTGCCATTTTCCGCGCAGCACCGGCTCTGGCGAGAGTACTCGAAACTCCAGAATCCGGGGTCTGCGCGTGACCACGAGATAGCCATGCCGGGAGAGACGGGCAACAGTTTCGCTGACCGTCATCACGCGGGGCCATCCAAGCGTAGCACAGATCGATTCTCGTTTCAGTCGGATCGGTTCGTCAGAACCCCTCACGTCAAGCGCGTTCTGGTGTGCTTTCAGCAAGATGAGCAGCCGCACGTCGTTGACGTGTAGACGTTTGTCCAGCAGCCATCGGTCTGCTTCCAAGTCGACCTTCAGGTACATGGCTGCTCCTGCAAATGTCCACCCTCATCGAGTTGCACCACAGCGGGCCCCTGTAGTGCATGTGGAACGGACTGGAGTTCAAGCCTGCGGTTTTTTGCCGCAGTTGCGATCCGAGCAACATCTATTGCGCCGAATCCTCCCTCCTTGAGCGCCTTTCCGGTGAGTTTGAGCTCGTCAATTTGTGACTCCGACGAACACGCCTCTATTTTTTTGAGTACTGGATAAAGCGCAGCGAGACCGTGTGTGCGGAGAGTAGGGGGTCTCGCGGGGGTGTCAGACCCACCCAAATTGATATTGTGCGTGCCTGTGGCGGAGCCGTCGTCCTCTGGGAGATCCTCACCACTGTAGAGTTGGATCCCCAGCCCGTGCAGAGCAATTGCCTTGACGAGGCATCTCTGCCATGCCTTGTTGATCTCGGTCAGCGACGCGCCTCCTCCGAACGGTTTTGGGATCAAGGCCCGGCTGCGTGTGTCCATCGCATAAAGCTGGGCGGAGCGCGGCAGATCGCCAATGGTCACGGTGCACTTCACAAGGTACCCTTCCGGGGTGACCGCGTAGGGGACCGAGACCTCCGGGATCACGGTCGGGTATCCTTCCGCAGAGTACACGATCAAGGGCCAGCAACTGTGGTCCCACGAGACATCAACGTCGACCTCCGTCAGCACACGGTCGACAGCTCGTGCCCATGACAGGTAGTCGAGGCCACCTTTTTTTTCAATGTCGTCTCTGACCGACACTAGTTTGAGACTGAGGTATGTTTTGTTTTTTGACATGACTTTCCGTTTGGTTAGGGTGGTTTATACCATTGCCCAGTCGGGCAGATCGATGATACGCAGACCCCGGGAGTACCCTTCGGGGGCATCTGCACTGTTGTACGCAACGAGGCGTCCATATGCCCAACGCCACTGCGTGTCTCCGAGCAGTACATTCTCCCGGGACAGTTCATACACCCCAACGTCGTATGGTGGACGCTTATCCACGACTGCGAACCAGTACCTTGGATTGAGCCCGTGCTGCCGTGCAATGTCCAAATAATACGCAGCCCGCCGGTGGAAACCTCCGTCCGCAGCCGCACGGACGAACCCTTCCTTCGTCGCGTCCCTTGCAGTTTTAACATCGATCCAGTGGTCGTCGATGACCATATCCGGCCTGCACTTCATCGTGCCGAATTCGCACTGCCCAAAGTAACTGAGCTCTGGTTGTCCGGAGCTCCATGCTGCGCGGAGTTGGGGATGCTCGTTGATTGACCGTGCCATCGATAGCGCGTGTTTATATATGTCGGGATCGACGATAGTCAGGCCCTTCACTGCCGCAGTTTTCTGGATTGAAGCGTACTGCTCCTTGCCGTCCTTCGTCCTGCGGTCAATTTTTGGTAACAGTACGTACCTGTGGCCAAACGCGTCCGGCTCCAGACACAAAACGTGCGTCAGCGTCCCAAGCAACATCGCGGGCGTCTCTACACGAGTCGCCTCACGCTGGTACATCAGAGCCTGTGATGACCTCCGGTGCACCAGTTCCAGATCGCCCGCGCTCGTCTCTGGCCGGTCATGGTACTCCTGTGCTGGGAGTTCTGTCGCAGTCAGTGGACTACGCTTATAACCCTCTTGACTGTTTTGGTTATTGTGTGCCATCCTGTAATCTCCGTTTGAGTTAGCCCCGGTCCCGGAGACGTCCGAGCCGGGGCTTTCTTGGTTAAGCCCTTCGGAATACTCCCGTCCAGACCAACACACGAGCCCACGTCTTGCGACGTAGCTTGAGCTTAGACTGGCGACGTTTTACGTCGTCAGCGATTGCATCGATTTTGGTCATGCGATTATCCTCTCAGATTTTAGTAGCCCCGCCGACCCGCCGGGATCAGCGGGGCATCCCACTCAAAAGGGAATGTCGTCTTGCGACGGTGCCTCCAATGGCGCCACCCCCACGCTCGCAACCACACCGGCTGCGGCGCCCAGTCCCGCACCATCACGATGCGGCAGTATACGGAAATCAGGATGCTTCTCCGATTCCTTGTACGAGTTGACCAACGCAGTCAGGTACACCCCAACCGGCACGTCGGCATCCTCGTCAAATTTGATGGATAGTTTTTTGGCCCCGGTCTGGGTTTCTCCAACCCAGATGGCACCGATGGATTTTTTCTCTTCAGCCATTTCGTAACTCCTGCTTGACTAAGATTGAGAGCAACGCGTCCCGGATCCGTTGCTCAGTTTTCTCCGATAGGCAATGGGACACGACACTACGGTCCACACCTAACCTCCGGGCGATTTCAGCTTGAGAGACCCCGGACTCGCGGATGAGATCCCTCAGTTCAGGTTTGACCATCAAACCCCTTGGATTGATTGTTGACAACAGTACTGACTCACCACTGTACGCCTCTGTCAGGGCAATGTCAACAAAAAAGGCTTGTGTTACTGGACTGGGTGTGGGACGGTGTAGGGGTGCTTGTGAGTATGTTGTTAACCCCTATCCGGAGACGGACATGAAAAGCAAATACATTGGTGGGTGCAAGATCGTGGACAGTATGACCGACTACGATCTGGGCATCTACTACAACAACCCGTCAGGGCACGACGTTATTGCGCCTGCCCGGTCTCTTGCTGAGAGAGAAGATACGCCGGTGCAAGTGCAGGCAACCCTGCTTTCCCAAACTGTTTCAGGTGCTGAGGAAGACCCTCAAACCCCACTTGAGAAATAAGCTCGCGTAATTTTAGCAGGTCGTCGCGCACGGGCAGCTTGTAGAGTTTAGCAAACTGCCTGTCGATCTGGTTCGCCTTGAGCATCGACTCCCTCAGTTTGCTGCGGGTGTCTAGTTTTCTGGGTGTGCTGAGTAGCCCACCGCTCTGCAACGTGGACACGAGCTGGTCTGTTGCAGTACCAGACCCCGGGCTAGTGAAGTCCGTCCCGTGGTACTCTGACTCGAAGCGTCCTTTCGTGTACTGCCCGCCGTTTAGGTTTGCGGCTTTTATTGCTGCCTCCACTTTCTTCTGAACCGCTGATCCGGACATTGTCTGACTAAAGTCTCCAACGTGGATCGCGTCACCGACGTGGACAACGTCCAGTTTCTCGGCCTTGAACGCTGCGTGTGCTACCTCGAGTTGGTCTGGCGGCCCTTCGTACCTGCCGCCGGTTTTTTCGGATGCCCTCATTGTTGTGTTTGCGGGGGTGAATTTGTTCCACGCACCAGCTTCTTGCGCGGTCAGGATTGCCCTTGCTGTCGACACCGTGTCCATAGCTTGACGGCTTGCAGGATCAATCTGGGGACCTCCTGTGCGAGGATTCCCCGATGCAGTGACTCCGAGATCAGATTTAGTTAACCCTACAAGCGGACGTGCCGTGTACGCAGGGTTGAATTCTACAACTCCGAGCGAGTTTGTGTACTCCCCTTTTGCTGCGAGAGTCGGGTTTTGGTACAACTGTAAACCCTCGTAGAACTGGTCTCTGTTCCCGCCAAACGCGTTCTGCATCTGTTGGGAGTAGTCGAGACGAACCTGTTCTGGTAGTGTATTCAGACCCGAGAGGTGACCTACGTTTTGACCGGTAACGTACTCAAACGTCTCTGATGCCTGTAGCCGTGGGACGGACTGATCAATCCCCGCTAGTGCCGCCTTTATCAAATCCGAGTCTGGCGTCATATCTGGGACTTTTGGCTTCGACCCTTTCCGGAGAGGCTTAGGTGTTTTTTCCCACAATCTGAGTTTCTCCTGCGCTTTCCGAACGCGCAATTCCGCAGCTTTTTTGAACTGCCGGAACCGTGCTGCGCCCCACGTCGCGGCCTGCATCCGTCTTGGACTCCAATCGGACGCAGTACTGCCTTGACCAAGTGGCACACCCGTAGCCGTTGCACGCTCAGACGCCAGTACGTTCTCTCCGGTTAGAAACCCATGCTCCTGCGGCGTAAACCCGCGGCTAAATGGAGTTCCCCCCGGAGACGAATATCCGAAAACTCTGCCGTGCCAAATGTCGTTAGCAGTTTTGAACAGTTCTGCCTCATCGACGGTCGGATCCTTTGCCTCTGCATAGGGCCCGGTTTTTCGACCGAGCCGAATCTTTTCCGGGTGTATGTCGTAGCCTCCGAGATTCGGGTTCGGAACATACGACTTTGCAAGATTGCGTGATTGTGCACCTGTCCTTGGAACTATGTCCTGTCCGGTAAGCACCTTAGTGTTATGCTGCCGGATAAAGTTTTCGGTCTCGGTCGGTGGTTTTGCTTGTGGAGAATACGCAGCACCCCCGCGGGAGAACTGCCGTGCCATAATCGCTTGTTCGGATGGAGTCCCGAATCCTCCAACTGCGGGATCGTACCCCGTCGCGTCCATGTACGCCTTGCGTGCGCGGTCGTACCAACTTGCATTGAATGCACCCTCTGCTGTCTGTGCATCAACCTGCTCCCGCATGGCCGCCAGTTTTTGCGGACTATCTACGGTTGGGTACCTCCCAGTTGGGTCGCGTGGTGCCCCAACGTACTGGCCCGTGGTGTCTCGTTTTAGATGCGCTCTCTGGTTTGCGAGCTTAACCGCGTCGGCGTATGATGTTGCACGGTCAAATGCTGTTGCAACCGAGCCAACCGTTTTGCCCACCGTGGACGCTAACAACCCCGAGTCTAACATCGGGGCCGAGTCACCAACCTCAAACATAAGCTCGCGATATGCTGGATCCGAAAAGTAGTCTCGTACCCCAGCTTGTGCTAACTCTTGCTTGCGAGCTTGGAGTGCGTCCCATGCATTGATCATCGGCCCGCCGGTGACAGTATCCAGCAGCCCACCGTACACATCGGACAGTCCTGCGGAGTAGGCATCTGCGTACTGCCTCTGAGTAGATTTTGGGTGGCTCATTACTGCATCCTCTGGCGAATCATTTCGTATGGATATTGACCTGTGAGTGCCCCGGGGAGTACTCCGTGGGTGAGTAGCCCTTGGCGTTGTAGCTCTTGATCTCTTGCCCTGAGCGCGAGAACCTCGTCCATTGTCTTCTGCTGGACGGCTGGCTCAACAGAACTTAGCCGCGGGACGAGCGCCTCACTCTTCAGCATGGCCCGGCGCTGCGCTAACTCGTTGAGACCCAGACGTGCCATATGACCGCGTAAGTACTGTCCCGGCGTTGTGCCCTCTCCCATGCTCCGCAGCAACCCACCTTGGAGCAGGTTCTGACCCTGCAACGCTTCTGCGGTCTGGGATCCGGACAGAACGCGGTTGCGGGTGTTTGCAATGTCAAGTTCGTACCGCAGACGTGATAGGTACCGGTCAATCGTTTCGCCTCCCGGCAGCATCGCTTCTGCAATACCGACGTTTCGTTCCGACAGCAACGTCCCAACGTCAACCGCAGCGACTCCCTCCTGCGTGAGTTTTTTAGCCTCAACCTGCTCAAAGAGTCCTGCAACCATCCCCAGCTTCATTGCTTCCTGCTCCGATGCTCCAAGTGCGTTGTATTGGAACATTACCGCGTCTTTGGACTCCTTGCCAACAGATAGCTTTTTGCCAGATTCAAACGCCCGATTCCATGCTTCCTCGCCTGCCCAAAAGTGCCGAGCGTCACGGTACGCAGTTGTGCCCTGTCCTTGCAGTAAATCATCGACGTTCTGTAAAAAATCGCTGCGGATATTGTTGATCTGCCGGACGTCGTCAGGATCACCCTTGACCGCGCCTTTCATCGTGTATGCTTGCTTCCGCAGTCCCTTCTGGAGATAATCGGCATCCTTCACCCGAATCGAGCTTGCGCCCATCAAACTGTCGAGATCAGAAAACTCTAACGTCCAACGGTCGTTGCCTGCTTTTGCGCGGGCAGAGGTCAGTGCTTTGCCAAACGCAGGGGTTGCAAACAATGCGCTCATCTCCGGAGTTATCGGGACTCGCCACTCTGTACGTCCAGTGCCGAACAACGACGGCTGCGCAATGTCATCCTCCGCCCAGAACGCTTTAGCGTAGTGACCATCGGGGGTCGTTTCTGATGCCTGCTGCGCTCTCGCAATCCCGCGTTGCTGCATCAAAACATATGGATCTGAGTACGTTCCGAATCCATCTTCTATGGTCTGCTTAACTCGCCCGCTCCCGCCCAAACCGGTGTGCACCTGTGGCGGCATAACCGCGTCCGGGGAAATCCGCCCGGTCAAGAACTTGTCAAGCTGTCCCGTTGCTCCGCTCTGGTTGATGTTTGCGGAGCGAGCAAGGTTCGTCACGGGGCGACCGGTTATCGTCTGATCCATCACAGTCATTGGCATCCCGTACTGCTGCGCGTTCGTCAGATTCGATACCACTTGCTGGGGGGTCACGTTGGATTTGCGGAGTGCTTCAGATAGATCCTGCGACGCGTCTTGCTCTGGACCGGTCATTGCGTTGAGCCTACCAGTCGGTGGCCGCGGCACTCCCGGTCCGCCAGCCGGTAGTTCCCGTGTCCTCTCTTTGTCGGTCCGGAAAAAGCGACGGACTGGACGAGATGCCGCAGCAGCCACGTCGAGGATCGGCGGGGCAACGGTTCCCAGCGCAGCAATCGCAGCGACTCGTGGGTCTAGCAGGTAGTCCGTCAGTGACTTGTTGTCTGGCGCAACCCCGGATCTGCCTTGCTCATCTAAGTTCCGCATTATTAACGCTCCGCCCGGTGCCGACGTTGCCAAACCAATCCCTCCGCTGCGCATCACGTTTCTCGCGTGCTGCCCTGCACGAATCTGCATCCACCGAGGAAGTACTTTTTGAGCCAGTGCAATCTCGAGCCCGCCAGTTGGTAGACTCCCCGCAATGTTAGACGCAATCGCGGTTTTAGGGTTTTCATCTGCAAACGTCTGCATCTCCCGAACTACGTCTGCCCGGACCTCATCCTTGTCGGCACCCGACGTTACGGACAACAGACCCGCAATCAGATCGGGATATGCCTCGTAAGATGCTCCTGCGAGGACCTCCTGTACGATCCCTGTAAGGTAGTCTACGCTGGGCTTGATGGGCTCAGTGAGTTGCTTCTCTGCACGTCGAGACGCACCCTTGAGCGCGGTGGTGCGGTTCAGCACCACCGATTTTATCTTCTTCAGGGGAACCTCTGGGTATTTTTTCTCGAATGCCCCCCATATAGACTTGTCCGAGTAACCCTTCCCACGGAGGAGGGAGTACTTCTGCCAGATTGTTGCGTTGTCCATGTTAGAAATCCTTCTCGGAAGCTGCCTCGGAGACATTATCATTGACTGTCGCACGGTATACTGTGGATCCAGTCCCAGAAGTACCGGTTACGGTTGTGCTCTCAGTAATTGCAAGTTCGAGTCCCGAAAAATCAATCTTTGCTCGTTCGTCACTTAACCCGACAACACCCTTGAATGGATCCCGGATCGTAAACTTCCTGAAACCATAGTACTTCGCGGTGGTCTGGTAGTACTCCATTTGTGGCTGGAACGCGGCACGGACTTGCGACATATAATTGCGAGCAGACTCAACGAACCGTGCGCGTGCGGTGTTGCTCAACATATGCCCTTTAGCTACTTTGTCGACGAGAATTGAGATTTTCGAGAAATACCCCTGCGTGTTCTGCGCATTCGCGAACTCTGTCTCTCGAACAACTGACGTTGGGTCGAGCATCTTTTGAAATGCTTGTATCAGCGTGAGGTCTCCAGTGCTTGTTCCCTCCTCTGCTCCTTTCAGCACAGCAAGATATGCTGCCACAGCGCCTGTGTAGTCCTTTGACACGCCGTTGTACTCCCTGCGCAGCACTGCTTCGTTTTTGAACTGCTTTTCCATGTCAAGGCCGAACGGCTCAACGGTGTATTTCCCCTTTGGCCCTTTCACTAAAAAATCCTTATCACCCATCCGTGCTGCGAATGCCTGCTCTGTCTTGGTTCCTACTAGTGCATCACCTCGGGTCATGTAGGTGGGTTGTTTCTCAGCGGGCTTTTCGCGCAGCCAGTCCGGGATAACCGCGTTGACGGGCTTGCCTGTAGCCGGGTCGTAGGTCATCTGGAATACTGCTGAGTCCGTTACCTTCCTGTTTTTTGCCAAACCCGGAAAGGCAATTCGGAACTCTTTGCCGGTCAGGAAAAGCGGACCCTGCGCTGGTTTCGTTTTTGGTGCCGATGTAATTCTAGACCCGTACTGGTCAAAATAATGGACGAGCCGAGTTTCGTTGTGAAAGCGCATAGTGATTGCACCCTCTGGCATCGGTCCCTGTGCCCCCGGGAATGCCACGTCACTGTACTCGGTCTCGACCGTGGGTTCCGCATCCGGGAGTGGTTTGTAGTTTGAATCGACAATCGACACTTGTCCCTGCGGAGACGTCGCAAACTGAGCGCCCGCTGGCAAGTCAGGTCTATCCAGTACAGGCTTGTATGTCCAAGCAGGGTCTTTTACCTCCGGGACCGGCAGTGCTACTCTCTGCCGCGCTGCGTCTGCAAAATAGACTTCCCCAGAGGGGTCCTTTACCCGGAACCGGACGGTGTTGGGTAGACCAAGGTTGGATGCCTCGGTGATGAGAATACTAGTGTACTGCGTTTGAGGGGTCGCGTCCTTAGTCTCCGGTGCCGTATATCCCGACAACCGGTTCGTCAACATCGTGCGCTGATCCACCAGCGGAAGGTTGCTCCCACGGACCGCATCACTAAACCCTTGCTCAGTTGGGGCATACGTGGTCAGTGCCAACGCGAGGCTATCCAGCTCTTCAGTGGTCGGCACGACAGCTTCAGCCGGACTTTTCGGGATTTGGTAGGTTTGATCCCCGTAGGTGACCAGCATTTTGTCGGTCCCCGGGATTGGGGCAGTCTTCAGCAGTTGCTGGGGTTTTGTTGGCGGAGCCTCCGTTACTGGTACGTTGTACTGGTTCAGGTACACGACCTTCTGCTCGTTGCGGTCCCACACCTTCCGGACTGCACCCGCCGGCATGGTCTCGTTGATGTCTAGCGGTCGCGCCTCGTAACGAGGACCGTCCGGTAATTCTTGCTCCGGTTCCACCTCTGTTGGCGCTCGGTCTATCGTAACCTGATTTGTTTCAGTGTCGATCCTGAGCACGTCGTGTTCGCCCATCTGCCGCGCATACGCCCCGATTGTGGGATCCGGACTGAGTTCGACTTGTGCCCGGGAGAGGGATTGGAACTGGTGACCCTGTTCAGGTGCGTCCGCAGCGGTGAGCAACTTGCCTAGTGTGCCGTCTGCTTTGAGTTCGTATTTACGACCATCTGGCGCAGCCCATACCTGTGGGGCTCCAATCGTTAACTGTTTCTCTTCCTCTGCGGTCAGCAGTTTCCCAATTTCTCCGCTGGGTTTAACCTCGTATTTGCGTCCGTCTGGTGCAGTCCAAACCCGAGGATTGTAATCCGGCGTAGCCCCATGCTTTGGTGCTTTGAGCGCGTTCGTCAGCGTTGTCAACTCCTCAAACACCGCAGCCGGTTTTAGCGGACCCCGAATCCGGAGCAGTGCTAGTTTGTTCTCCGGTACACCAGCAGCCGATGCCGCTGCGAATGCTTGCGGGAGAGCAGCCTCTATCTGGTCTTTCAACGTCCGTTCTTGCTGGACTTGAGCTAGTTTCTGACGTTCTACTGCGTACTGGTCCGCACCCTGTTGCAGATCCCCCATTGCACCCTGATACGCACTCAACCCTGCTTGCACCCCACGACCGATTGGAGACAAGCCCTGCGGGTATCGCGTCGGGCCTTGCGCCATCATGCTCGCGCCTGCGGTGAGCAACCCCAGTTGTGCTGGAGACATACCCATCGGTTGGTAACCCGGGTAGCGACGTGGGAGTTCGTCTGGGAACCCCAGAAACCCCGTGTCAACTGCGTTGTCGTTCAGGAGAGACATAGTATTAGGTGGTTAGGCAAAATACGAGGATGGGTCATACGGGCTGGCTATGTAACCGCGGAGAAAATCGTAGTTCCCCGGCGGAACCGAACCGCGTATCACGCTCGGTGTTTGTGACGGAGGACCAGAATCCTCTCCGCTGGCCATCAAACTTTCGCCGAACGAGCTCAATGCTCCGCTCTCTGACTGAGTCAACTGTTTGCCGTCTGGCTGCTGCTGCTGCTGCTGCTGCTGCTGAGAGAATTGCGCTGCGCTGTTCTGCCCCTGTGGTGGTCCCGCGCCGCCGTACTGCGCTACCGGGGGCCGAGACGCTTGGAATCTTTGCTGATTGAGCAACCGACCTTGAGCTTGCATGCGCCGCGCTTCCTCCATACTAACCGACTGGTTCGCCCACCACGGGTCGTGCCCAGTCCCTCCAGTCTGTTCTGCTGCGGAACGCTCGAACGTATCCCTGTCATATAAATGGAGCCGCGGATCGTATCCTAGTAATCCTCCCCCGCGCTGGGATTGCTGAGGTCCACCGGGGGGTTGTTCAAATTGGCCACCAGTGTAACGC